CTAGCATCCACGCCAGCCTTCATTCCCTTAAATTTTGATAACCGGGGACGACCCATGTTGAACATCATGTTAGCTATAATGTGCTGGCACTCTTCTGGCAGATCATCAAAGTCATCATACAATACCCGGCACTCATCAAGAGTCACAGCCATATCAAGAGAAAATAACTGTTTGACACGCTCTTGCTCAACGACAGTGCCAACAGCTTTGCCATGTTCTTCGTCAGCCTCAGTAATCAAATGACCAATACCACACGTTGGCAAGCCAAGATGATCAAGGTAAATCTCGTACTTACAGCCTTCGTCTTCGGCTATCTCTTCGCGTAGCTTATCTTTGTTCATACTTTGCGGTACTTCCTAGTTTTCTTAGCAATCTTATTTGGTTGTTTTGATACTTGTTTTCCAGCCTTTGTAGCTTTTCTTTTGGCTCTGGTGGTTGCCGCATACTCAGCCGGGGACAAAGCTTTAATAGCTGCTGATGGCAAGTAACGCTCACCAGTTTTTAATGATGGCTTGCCAGACTTGGTGCGCCATTTTTGCTTTGTCCAAGATTTCAAACTGCGCTGTGATTTTTTTAAAGGCATTATTTGTAACCCCCACCAGCAGCTTTGTAAGACTTTGCAAGCATTTGAGCCTTACGCGCACTCCATTGACCGGGGCGTCCACCTTTTGATCCAGCCTTTATTCTCTGAAACAAACGCTTTCGCATGGTAGGCTTAGTGTAGTTACCAGCCTCGTTCACGCGAGACTTAGTTTTCTTTGCTGTCTTACGCTTTGCTGGCATCACTTTCTCCTAAACTTATCTAGCCCCTTCAGACCCAATCCAGCCAAGATTGTGACATACAATATGTTCTGATACCAGTCTGGAAGTTCACTTAGCCGTTCAAAGCCAGACTTTACTATGTCTTCCATGCCCGGAATAAACGATAAAATACAAGGGGTTAGAACAGCTATTGTGATTACCTCATCCTTCCAAGATCCCTTGGTGGACTCAGCCATAATCATTTCCCATTTGCTATCATGCTGGGCGGCGGTCTTCATTATCTCTGATTTGGCTTTTTCTTTCTCGACTTTGCCCTCAAGAAATGTCTGCGCCAGACTGCCAACAACGCCTAGTAACTGGATCATTCTTCCTCCAATATCTCCATAATCTCGCCAGCCTCTATCTTAACCTTTAGCTGCTTACATGACCACTTCTTATCAAAGTCAGTAGTATGACCTACATTACGTTTTATCTTACGGCGTATTGTCAAACACTCAGATAGGTTTTTATAAGGCGTGTACTCAACACGTTCCTCACCTATCATAAGCAATAAAACAAAAGTCATCTCAATCATGGTTCGTTAACTTCTCAATGTTATCCTCAATCTTTGTAAGCCGCCTGTCATAAAACTCTAAGACCAGCTTCTGTTGCTGGTCATGTGGTGCATTACCTGATTCTATATTTGCTGCCAGTTTCTCCAACTCACTTGCCAAATGCTCAATCATCATAAACTGCTCTGAATCGGCTGGCAGACTGCCCATCTCTCCTCTAGGCCACTTAATACGAAACTCTGTGTTTTGAGCCAAATCTGTTTGAACAATAATAAATTTATTTTCAAGTGTGTTTAGACGTTCTATCACCCCAAAATACGCCCATGTCCCAACAGTCGCTGCACCTACTAACGCAATTAGGTTGCGTATTGGCATAGCCAGTTCTGTGGTATCACTCAGCTTTGGCATCAACTACAACTTTTTTGATCCGCACATTCCACTGGATAACATTCAGGTATCATAAAATAAAACTCATTGTTTACAGAATGACTCCACAAGCCATCGCTTATTAACCACTGGCACTGATCCTCTGTCATGGGTTGCTGTAGTGTCACATGACCTATCGGATGATTAGCAACCCCATCGTTGCCCCACATAGATATGACTAAAACAAACAGCTTTTCATTCATTGAGATTTCCTGTCTGCATAGGCATTTGCGCCAAAGTAAGCTGCAACCAAGGCTGAATTGGCAACAAAATAAGTAGGTGCAATATCAGTAATCATTGTTGCAGCGTTATCATATCCAAGCATTGCTGTAATCAATATGGCGGCTGGATAGTTTAGCGTTCCAAACAAAGCAAACCATGTCATGTACCGCATACTATCTCGACGAGCATCAGCATCCTCTAGTTCTCTGCGTTTGAACTCTAAAGCCATAGCAATCTCATCATCACACAACGTATCATCGTTGTTTGTGTCGAGATGCTGATATGCGCTATCTTTTTGCAGTTTCTTTTGTGTCACAAAACAATCTCTTCTGCACTACTTTGTGCTACAGTAACAAACAAGAAAGCAAACAAAGCTATCGTAACTGCGATAATAGCGGTGATGAATAGCGTTGCTTTAATCGTTTCTTCAATTTCCTTGGCCCTTCGTGCAGCCTCTTTACGCGCTGCTTTCTCTGCCTCTTTTTGTTCTTTGAGTTTCTTATTATGAAGGTCAACGATCTCTTGCCATGTATCCGGGCCGAACCGCATGTTAATCATGGTTCTTATGTCATTCATTTGTTCTTGTAGTTTTTTAGCCTCAAGAACCGCATCCATACTGCTTTTAAAGCTAATGTCACCAACACTAGCTTGCTTGTTACGCTCTTCATTAATCTTCTTTTGACAGTCAAAGAGCGTACTGACTTGTTGTGAAATATCAGCAACAGATTGAACATCGTTAATCCTTGCCTTGATAAAAGCTATTGCATTACTGGCTGCTGCCACCGCTGCAACGGCTGTTGTGATAGGCTCCATGTCAGCCTCTCAAGATTACACCCAGCAACAAGACAATCATCGTGCCAGCAGAGCCAATCATAATATGTTCGATGCGTTTGATACGCAGTATGGTTTCTGTCCAACGCTCGTCAGACACGGCCATATGCTTTTCTAATTCAACATGAATAGATTGCAAGGTTGGCTTTGGCATCAGTCAGCATCCGCTATGGTCAGGGTGCCAGCGTCAACTTGGCGCATGATTTCGTCGTATTCTATGTTGCCTACAACAGGTGGAACATCCATTGTGACTCCATCTACTACAATTTTGATGGTGTCATTTTGGTTCGTCATTGGGTTCACAACATATTTAGCAGACGTAATGTTTATCTCGTTCATGTCTATAACTCCGCAGATGCCGTAAAGATTGCATAATGGTCTTCGTCATCTGAATTACTAACATTCCCTGTAGGATGAATATTGAAGCCTCTGTCTCCAATATTTACTGCGCTTCCGTCATATGTTGCAAAAGCACTTCCGGTAATCTTCCCAGAAGTACCATCGTAGTGATATAAAACTATGGTAGGTTCTGACCGCATTATCACAGGGTACTGTCCTGCACTCCAGAATGGTCTGTTTGCAGTAGACGTTCCCCCCGAAACAGCCGCCGCACCTTTCAAATTATTTATGCTGCCTGATGCGCCGGGTGCTATATCGTAGTTGTAGCTTTTGCAGAAATACCGCTGACACCTAGTCAACTCATCGCCAAAGCTGCGGTGTTCAAACGGCGTGGCTGTCTGGCCTACCTCAAGCTGGACGCCTGTGATGTCTAGTGTCCAAGCGTCAGAACTGTCATCGTCACTGGGTTGCGTAAATTGCAGTTGGTAATAGCTATTGCCATCTGTGCCAAGAGTTTTGCCAGAAATGCTGGGTACAGTAATCTGCAACTCAAACCTTTGCCAAGACGATGTTAATGTAACATCTTGTGCAGTTTGAATTACATCGCTTGACGGTGAGCCTCCTGTTCCAAAATCTTGCCTTGCAATCATCTCAAAGTGACCAGAGTTTGGGTTAGTGCCTTTCGCATAGAACGAAAGTGTTACAGTGCCTTCTGGCACAGATTGCACATCTTCAATTCTGTAAAGTATTCCTGTAAAATCATCACCTGTTGTAACCTCGTGGCGAAGAAAATACTTAAAATCACCGATAGTGCTGTCACCCAAAGTGACGGTCTGCTGTGATTGATTGTAAGTGCCGCCAGACGCATTTGTGTACCATCTGTCTGCTGTTTTATAACCAGAATCAGTTTGGCTAGATACGCTGATTGAACGTTGCCAACACTGAAAAGCACCATTGATGATGAGGTTGCGACCTGTCAGGCCACCAGCATCTGCGCTGCCACCTAAATCTGCTAAGTCTCTGGCTCTGCTCATGTTTTTATCCTACCAAAAATCCGCTAAACTCTGTTCCATCACCCCTAATAGTGACAGATGTATCTGATATTGTTCTAACCCTTATCAGGATTTCATCATTTGCCGTTAGATTAAACAACCCAGAATATCTTGTTGAAGCATATCCACCGCCTTGCGGGTCGTTTATTTCCCCTGCACGAGTGTCTGTTCCATTTATATTGACATAAATATAAACACCAGTAGACGCTTCAGCACTCTGAATTACAACTTGTGAATCAATTTGATATAAACCAGAAATCGGGGCTACAAACTTATTGCTTGCTAAAACAAAGTTGCTTCCAATATCAAAATCAACAGAACCATATGTGTTGAAATCTAATATTGTGATTGAAGATATATTGATGGGAGAAGTGTCTGAATCAAATTTTACCCTAAACGCTGGCCTAGCTGGTGTCAGTATCCGCCCACTGCTATCAATCGTCATAGCTGTAGTCGTGCCAGTAGCTTCTTTGATTGTGCCTACATTCAAGCCACCAGTAGCAGTAGCTGCGCCAGTTAGTGTCGATGTACCAGTAACAGACAGTGTGCCACCCATAGCCACGTTACCGCTAAACGTACCGCCATCCTTAGCAGATACAGTGTCAGCTACAGTAAAGATGTCATACACCACAATCTCTACAATGTCGCTTGCAGACAGGGCAGACAAGCCACCGATGGTGTTGGCTGTGCTAGTGTTGTAGTCAGTGCCAGCAACCAAGGCTATGCCGTTCAGTGACACATCTACATAGTTGCCATCGCTAAATACCAGCGTGTTGCTATTGTCATCTGCACCAGACAGT